TGATAGTCATTGTAAAACCATCAACAGCAAGACTTACGTTATCATATGCTATATGTAATCTATTTTGTTCCGACCAAACTACTTGATCAGACATCATTGGCATTTCAGCGCCAACCATTCTTAAGAAGCCACCTATCGTTCTGTTTCCATAACGCTCTACCTCGGCTTCATATATTTCCGGTAGATATTGTTGTGAGAAATCTCTAGTTCCATCAGTAAAACTCATGTAGTTGCTAACTAACAGTTGCTGATCAGAACTTGGAGATAATCCCCCAAACTGAGGACTTAATACACCCATAATTGTTTAATTTTAATTGTTAAATTTACTTCGTTTGATTTTTAATCTCGAACTATCTACACCGTCTATAGCACGAACTTTAAATCCTCCAACATATATATCTTGCGTGCCTGATTGACGCGCTTTATCAATTGTAGGGTTCTTAGAACTTTCTACAACTGTTTTTATACCATCAGATTTTCCTTGTTCGTAAAAATGATTTATTATTTTATCTACATTCTGTGCAGCATACATAGCCTTATGATAACCTTTCGTATCTTTAACATTACCTTCTTTGTCTAAGAACCTCTTGACGAAGTTGTTTAGATTAGATTGATTTTCGGCAACCGCATTGGGATCCTTAATACCATATCTATACTTTTTTTCTCCAACTTCGAAATCAAAACCTTTGAATTCATCAGAAAAAAATTGTTTAGTACTATCAAGGAATTTTTTATGCTTTTGCGTAGCTATTTCTTGTTCATTACTGTAGCGGTCAAAAAACTCCACAGCTTTTTGTTGGTATTGATTTACGTTCGGTTTCAACTTGATCTCGTCGTAATATTTTTGTTTCAATTCCTCTAAAAAGTATTTTGCTTCAGCAACCGCTTCTTTTTTAGCGAGTTTTTTTCGTTTGACGTCTCGCTCCTCGTCAACTTCATTATCATAATCAAAGCTTTCTTCTAATATAAAGTCAACTTCTTCATTATTTAAATGAGGTTTTGTTTTAGTATAATACTCTCTTAATAAAGCATCATCATTTACGCTTGAATAATCAGCGTTAAGTCTTACATAGTCTTCAACTGTCCCACCAGTTTCTTTCATAAACTGTACTAGTTTATCTATATTTTCAGGTAAATCTGCCACCTTAGGTGACACTTCATCTATTACAGTGTTTTGTTTTTCTGGTAGTGGTTCTTTGGCTATCTCTTGAATTTCTTCAATAGGCGATTCGGACTTTTGTACCGACTCGTTTTCCTTTGTATCCCCGGGCCGTACTTCTGTGTCCACTCCTTCGCTATCTCCGGCTCGTTCGCCCATAGGTAATTCTTCTGTTTCTCCGATAGGAATGGCATCGTCTTCTTCTTTTTTAGTTAAATCTACTTTTATTGGTTTTTCATGGGTTTCTTTCATGGCTCCTTCTATTGAAGTATCCACTTTAGATAAATCCACTTTAAATGGTTCATCTTTTTTTGTTTTGAATTTTTTAAATTTAGGCTTAGCAATTTTCATTTCTCCACCTTCCTGCGTAGCATCTTTAGCTACCTCAGGGGTTGTTTTTGTTTTTGACATAATATAATATTATAAAATTAATTAAATACCCGGTTGTACACCCGGTCCTTGTTGTTCAAAATCTATAGGCATCAAATCATTATTCCTTTGATCAATCATTTGACTTTGTTGGTTACCTTCTAGTTTTATTCTTTTATCTTTACGATCTTCAATTAAACCTTCCTTTTCCTGCATTGCTCCAATTTCCATACGTTTTAATTCCATATCGTATTGATGTTGGATTTCCATTTCTTGTTGTTTTATTTGGGAAGCTGTTTGTAATTTTTGAATATCCATTTGAGATTTAGCTTGTTCAAATTGGACTTCAGATGCCGTAAGAGCTTGTTGTTTTTGCATTTCAGCTTGTGCAGTAGCTTGAGCAGTTTGTGCTTTAGCTTGCTCTTGGGCCTGCATCATAGCTTGTTCTTGTTGTTGTTTTAACTCACTACGTTTTTTACGTTTCTGTTTTAAAACATCATTAGCAAGTTTGAGATTTTTTACTTGTCTTATATCTATAGCATCTTCTAAATCAATTCCCCCTTGTTGTAAAGACATTTGAATATTCTGCTCTAACATTGCTTTCTCTTCTTCTTCAGGTTCTAGTTGTAAATAAATACCAAAATCATGTAAGTTAAGGTTTTGAATTTCTGCTAAAGTTCCTACATTATAAGTAGATATAGAACTCTTTAAGGCATTTAAAGTAAGAGGGTATTTTAAAGAATCAGCTATCTTTAATCCTATATTTTCACATGTTCTAATTGTTAACCACATACTAGATTGTAATATATGTTTAGTAGCAATATTAGAAGCATTAGCCGCCATTTTTTGTAAACCTACTAGTGTATTTTTGTCTGGTACTGTCCCATCTCTAGCTTCATTTAATCCGGTTACATCTCTTATTAACTGTAAATAGTATTGATAAGTTTGAATTAAACTAGCTATTTTACCCTGTCCAGTAGATGAAGCAAGTTCTTGAATAGGCACTTTGCCTGGATTCATATCACCTTCTTGTGTAAGGGACCTACCAACTATACTACCAGTTTGAAAATACATATTTAATGCTTCTGCTGGATTATAATTAGTTCCATTCCCCAAATCAACTTCTGCTAAACCATCCATATCTAAGAACACTCCATCAGGAACCATTCTAGCAATTACTTGTTGTAATTTTAAATGGGTTAGCTGAATCATATCTGCAAATCCAGTCACTTTATTTACAATAGAATTAATCCTACCTTTATACATTCTTGGCGCTACAATAGCATAACTCATTTCTACTTTAGTAGTATCCGAAAATGGTCTAGTCATATTCTCAGATAACTTCCATTCTATTAATTCATTATTACCTATAATTTTTACGCCTTCATATAATACTTCTATTTTTCTACTTACTTTCTCAAAGTTATCACTCTTAGGAGGATTAAATTCATCAGTTTTAACTAATGTTTTTTCTAATCCTGATTCAGTTTCTTTTATTTTAAATACTTGTGTATTATAAGTTTTATATTCAAAGAATAAAACTTGGACTGTATCAGCATCATAGGTTTGCCAACCATATAATCTTTCATTTTGATAACCTTTAGTTTTAGATATTTTATCTAATTGCTCTTCAGTTAAATGTGGAAATTGTTTAGCTATTTCAGAAATAGTTAATTGTTTAACTTCCCCTACATAATATATATCTTCAAAATTTGGATCATCTGTATAAGAATATATTAATCTTGATGGGTCTACATAATCTAATGTAACTCCATTAGCTTTATTCCATTGTGTTTTACAAGATCCAATACCTAAAGTAACTAAATCATATATAAATCTTTTCTTTATATTATCAAATCTATTTTTAGCTAATGTATTATTTATAACTTCTTCTTGAGCTATTTCTACTGCTTGTTTATAACTAAGTCGCATATGAAGATCTAATTCTTCTTCATTTTCAGGTAAATTAGCAGGATCAGGACTTTGATATTCATTAATACCCAATGTTTGTTGCAAATTATCTAAATAAGGTTTAGCCATCATATCCTGCATAATAGCATTAGCATAGTCTGTTCTCTTTTTTAATGATACAGGATCTTGCGCATATGCATTTATTTCAAATTCTTTTTCAGATAATCCATTAACAACTATATCTACAAATTTAGATACGACAGGTACTGGTTTCCAATCTAAATTAAGATAAGACATATCACCATTAATAGCTAATTCGTCTTTATATTTTTGTATTGGTTGTTCCCCACGAGCATATAATCTTAAACTATGGAATTGATTGTAAGACGAAGCGAATCTAGTACCATTACCACCTTGTCTCCACCATTCACTTTCAATAGCTTGCGCCACTAGCCTCCCATAATCAATAGAAGATTTTTCAGCATCTGGTACCACTTGGCTCGGAAATGCACTGTTTGGATTTGCGTATATATTCATTTACTTAATTATTTTTGAAACCAATCCTTTATTATTATATTTTTTAATTCCAAGATCAACTGGTTCTCGTTTTCTTCTACTAACTGGAGCATATCTATTTTTATTACATGCCATTATAGCAAGTCCAGAACTAATAGAAGCATCATGTGTAGTCCTATTATTAATATCAAATGTAGCCCAATCTTCTAATGTTCTTTGAAAATACATATTTCCATAATCATCACCATTAAATCCTATAGAATTTTCTATATAAGA